CTCGGTCCTTTCGGACCCTACACCGTTAATACGGCGTAGCATTCCTCAGCTTGATGTTGACGGCTGAGGGGCGTCCAGAACGCTCCAAATGCCTACTGTCGACGGATGGCAAACCGCCGCGCTTAAGTAGGAACTTGAGCAAGGCACCCGTATCATCCAAGGAGTTCTTGGGAATACGGGCGTCGACTTGCCAACCCTTCACTAGGGGTCGGAATAGTCGATCGTCCAGTTTCTGAGTCTCATAACCCAGGAAACTGTGCCTACCAAGCACAGGAGAGGAGGGCAGAACAACAGGGTAATACCGAAGTAGACCCCGGATTCTATCATCCAACCATTTGCAGGTACTCCAATAGCCAGCCTTGTAAAGCTGGTTACGGAAAGATACCATGCCAATGATCCCTGTAGCGTCCTTCAGTCGTGAGGGGAGCATATGACGGAGTTTGACTATTGATACGTCAAACCCATCATAATACTCCTTACCGCAAGACTCTCTGAACTTACCAGTCCAGAAAGACTTCGACCGGTTTACCCGAGCCCCAAAGGACTCGAGGGCCGATACGACTGATGGCACATATTCTACGGGAACGATGATATCATCCCCATAGATGCGCACCTTCCCGACGAAATTGAACAAATCTCGACGGGTAAGGGGCGAGCTAGACGCTCTGTCAATCCCAATCATGACGACGGTAAGGAATACCATCGCCTCGACGGGAAAACAGAGTGCCGAACCCATAGACGCAAACTTGGAAAGACTATGAATAGTCCCTCCAGGTATAAGAGCCTTCGTAGAACGGCAATCCTGAACCGCCTCACGCAAGTGAAGGTGATTTCGGAACAGCTCTACTACGAGCTCATTCGAGACACGATCGGAAGCATCACTCAAATCGAGTGTTGCCAGATCACAGTGATGTGATCCGTGATAGGCCATACGCTGATTAGGCGTCTGGTCATCAAAACCGAGGAAGGATCGCAAGTAGTGACTCTTACGAATGCCTTTCTGCTGAGCAGAGAGACCTTCCAAGACCACCGCCAAGAGCGACTGCTGTGCGTATTGCATAGCAGTCGGTTCTCGTGCGATAATCCTAGGTGTCTTGAGCGTTTTAGGAACGAGAAGCACCTCAACAGGGACTTCTCGCTCAGGTTCGAGGATGTCAATCGCGTCCAACTGGTCATAATAACGCCAGTTAGGAAGAAGGAATTCCCCCGCAGGGAAATACCTCTCCAGACGCATCGGCCAACACTTCTGATTGAACTTTTGGTTTCCCGAAAGTCCGTCAGCGGTGCTGCCTGGTCCATGCTTAGGGACATGTCGTCCATGGTAGATCTCACGATCCATCCATGTGAAAACATTGTCGAAAAGCAAGGAAGACATAGACCGGAAAGCCTCCAAATCAATGGGGCTTCGGGTCACGTCGTCCATCATGACATCCTGCTCACACTCGAGGTACCTGCGTATCGCTTTCCGTTTCCTTGTATCGCTACAAGGAACGGAAACCTTAGTAAACATCAGCGTTAGCTGACGAACACTAAGGATTGCGTCGATACACGGGTCATCGAGTAGCTCGCCACTATAGCGGTCGAACACACGATCCAGGAAACCTCCTAGAAATAGGGGGAGCCCTGCTTTCCACCGGAATCCGGTGAAAAGACGTCGATCGAGACGACCTTGGTCAAGAGCATTCTCAAATGCCTTGCCAAAGTCGCCTAGGGTTATCGTTAGAAACGATAGCCCCTCATGTTCGACACGACCAGCGACTGTTTTGCAGTCGTAGGTGGCGCTCGTGCAACATCTACCGGCACACTCGTGTGCCAGCCTGTTCCAGAGTACAATTAGGCTTTTCAATAGCCCTCCTAATAGAGGTGTCTATTCCCAAGCCTATAGCTGGTTCGCTTCCGTTACTTAACTCGAGGCCTGCAAAAATGCGAAGAGCATCTTGTAGACGTAGAGATGAAAGAGATGATCGAAATCATCTCCAACAGTAGCGGAGACCAGGATCCCAACGGCAAGGACCCATCCGACCACTAGCGTTAACATTGCCAGTGACAAGATGAGTCCACGAAGCCTTGGGCCCACCCCTAGCTCTCTCCACCAAGCAACTTGGTGACGAGCAGGTTCGAAGTCGCAGTGAGGGCGGTGTTGTAACCGACCCAAATTGCGAGTGCGTCCGCGTTCGTGTAACCGGCAGGCGGGAGATCGAAAACCGTGTAAACGGACATTCCGATCTTCACGTTCTGAACGGGCACAAACGGGTCCGCAGTGATCTTCGAATGGTCAAACCTCAAAACCCTCCGCGTACGGCGCCCGTAGGCGCTGTTTGCTGAGAGCTTGAGGAGAGCATCGCTACTCAGATATTCCGCACTGTTCGTGCCCGTGCTAACGCGCGGGAGCGACGTGGGGACAGCTGAGATAGTGATACTCTGCGGGTCTGCGAATGCCATAGGCATACTCCTTAGATCTAGAAGCGTCAAAGACGCTCCTGGTGTTTACGGCAGTATAACTACTGCCTAACGACGCCTGGAGATTCCAAGCGCTGTCAGGATGGCCTGTTGAGTTGCATTCAATGCAACTCCTGACAGACCGAATCCAAAGGGGTCTGCTCTTCGTCTTATCTTGGTCTCAGTGACCAAGGTTATCGAAGACGTGGCACCCCCACTGACGTTAAGTCCAGTGGGAGTCCTCGTGTACGTATCACGGACAATTGTATGCTCCATGATATAACCGTACCGCAGGACCAGACCGTAGACGGCCCAATCGCTGATGTTTGAAACAACATCACCAGCGTTGGAGAACCAGTCTACAGCCCAGCTCCATGGTGCCAAATTCCAGAGAGTATCTGGAGTCAGTGTAATGCCGAGAAGTTTCCCGGCCTCAAGGTAGTGTTTATACAATGCGCTAAAGGCGTTAGAGCCTGAAGGCAGTGCATACGTAAACGACCCTGAGAACCACTGATTTTGCGTCACCTCGCGGCGACGCACTAATGGCCCAGCAGTGCCTTGAACAAAGATGCTGTTAAACGGATTAATGAAACTCCGTGTTGCAGCACCACTATTTGTTTCAACGACACTGTACTTCGGAGGAAACTTGTAACTACGCCGAACGGACTTCCCAGCGTCCCGCTCATACTGCTTAATAGCAGTGTTAGCAGTACGCACGGCCGTGCTGAAACTCCGCACGTCCGAAACGAGAGGCCGCCAGCCAAACTCGACGTTCAAGTACTCATCAGCAGCATTCTTAGCTCTGAGAGTACGAGCTTCCCAAGTACGTTGTCCCACAAGGTGGGGCAAACCGTCCTTAAGAAGTTCGCCGAGAAAGACTGAGGCGTTAGCTACAGAATTGGTCGGCTTACACCTCGAGATCGCGGTTGCTCCCAACGCATCCAACTGAGCATTACTGCTAGTTGAGGGCGGAGGGAAACTAAACAACCGAGGATCAAGAGGTGTGATAGGACCTGAATAGGTCATATCACGCCAATCTAGTGCGGTACCACTATGCGCATGCATTCCACAACCGGGTGGATACTCGGTGTAGAATTTCTGCGTAAAGAAGTCACCGCCTAGATCATTCCGATCAGTTCCTTTACGGGACCTGAAAGGATGACCTTCAGACACAGTAGTTTGTGTCCCTTGCAGGAACGACCACGAGGCACTAACAGGCGGAGCAGGGAATGGTTTACCATCCCCAACCGCCTGCGTGCCAGTGATCTCCCCACCAACCTTTGGTGGTACGAGACCACGCTTTCTAGTGGTAATTCCTGACAAGCTCCGAAAACTCCTCTGGATAGGAAATATACCCTATAGGGTATAGGTGTAGTTGCACTGCGTCGGCCCTGCCTTTCG